TAATCATTATAAAAGACTACTTATATATAGAGAATCGGACTTCGAAACTAGATTAGATAAAACTAATCTTATGTTATTGGGACCTACTGGTTCAGGCAAAACTTATCTGGTTAAAAGATTAGCAGAGTTTCTTAAAGTACCTTGCTTTATTGCAGATGCTAATAGTTTAACAGCAGCTGGTTATGTAGGTAAAGATGTTGATTCATTAGTAGATGGTTTGGTAGAAGCAGCTCAAGGTAATTATGATGCTGCAGGTACTGGTATTATTTTTATTGACGAATTCGATAAAATTGCTAAAAGAAAAATACCAGGTAAAAACAGAGATGTAGGTGGAGAAGCTGTACAGCAAGCTCTTCTTAAACTTATAGAAGGCACTACAGTTGAAGTAGAAAAAAATACTAGCTTTGCTAAAGTAAAATTTCAAATAGATACATCTAATATTCTTATAATAGTAGGAGGAGCTTTTGTAGATTTAGAGGATATAGTAGCTAAAAGATTAAAAGTTGGTCCTACTACTAACTTTGGTTTTGGTGCTGACCTTAATCAATCAACTGCTAACTTAGGATTGCTACATGAAGCAAAGCCAGAAGATTTAGAAGAATTTGGTTTCATCCCAGAAATACTAGGACGTATACCATTAATAGGAGTATTAGACGAACTTACAGAAGATGATCTTGTAAATATTTTATCTAAGGTTGAAAACAATTTAGTATATCAATATAAAGAATTATTTAATTATACAGAAAACAATTTAGAGTTTAAAGAAGAATCGCTATATGAAATAGCAAAACTGGCTAAAGAACAAAAGACAGGTGCGAGAGGTTTAAGAAGTATCTTAGAAAACGTATTATTAGAATATATGTTTGAGTTAAAAGATGCTACTATTACAAAAGATAATGTTAAAAAAATTCAGTCACAGCTGGGTAGATCTACCAAAGCTTAAACAAATCAATACAGACGAAGGCAGAAGATATGCAATTAATGAGGAAGTTAAATATCCTTCGATTACAACTGTCCTTGGAAAGACTAAGGATTTACGTGCTCTTAAAGAGTGGCGTAAACGTGTGGGGGAAGAACATGCAAATAAAGTTACAAAAGCTGCAACAACTCGTGGAACGTCAATGCATAAACTTTGTGAGAATTACTTGCTCAATGAAACTTTGGATGATCTTGGTTCTACTTCTGGTGAGTTATTGTTTAGGGGAATTAGACCTTTCTTAGATAGGATAGATAATGTACGAGCACTTGAATCAGGATTGTTCTCTAATAAATTACATGTCGCCGGAACTGTTGACTGCGTTGCGGATTATGACGGAGAACTCACAATTATTGACTTCAAAACAGCGAAGTCTCCTAAGCGAGAGTCTTATATACACGACTACTACATGCAGGGAGCGTTCTACTTCACGTCGTTTTATGAACTAACTGGTATGTTACCAAAACAAATTCTTGTACTTATATCGGTACAAGATGGTTCTGTTCAAGAGTGGTTTGTTAAAGGTAAGGATATTATACATTGGACAGAACAATTGAAAGAAAGGATTAAGAAGTATGAATCTTCTCAAGCCAACTGATATTGCTAGCACAGCAACTGATATAGCTAATTTTGTAGAGACAAGTGAACTATCAGATAAAGATAACCAAAAAATTTTAGAAATGGTTCGTGACTACTATCAAGATAAGAATGAGCATATTATAGATCAATACCTTGCTACTTTAGCTCAACGAACAATTGATAAACACTTTCCACAAACAGGATTTGAGTCATAATGTTTACATCTGAAAGTGAGTTAACTAAAAAAGTTAAAAATATATCTGATGAGATTGAAACTTTAAAGAAACTTTCTCCAGAATTAAACTATATTGAATGTACAGTAGAAATTTGTGAACGTTATGGTATTGAGTTTGAGTCAGTTAAGAAAGCTTTACCAAAAATTATAAAAGAAAAAATAGAAGCAGATGCGATGGAATTAAACATGCTTAAGTATAAGAACCCAAGGATAGCATGACAAAAGATGGATATGAAGTATACATTATGTACTTGGCTTTGCAGCGTCATTTCAGTACTAATTATGATTACTTTCAATATAACGGAAAAGTTAAGGCATCTAAGGATGCGTATTCAGCTCGTAATGATATCTTTAGCTTTGAAAAACTTACGAAAATTGTACGCAAAGAAGATAGAGAAGACTTCTTTGTAGCTCATTTTTTAGAAAATCCTAAAGAATGGATTCGTAATATGTCCAAACCTAAAATGGAAGAGTTTAGAGCTAAGTTTAGAATGTTTCCAATAAAGTTTAAAGAAGATCTTTACTATCTGCAAATAAATGGTCCTGCAGCTATGCTAGCTTGTGAACCTGATAAAATACCACTTATTCATAGTAGCTGTATAAATGGTTCAATATCATTAGAAACTATATGTGTATTAGATGATATTTTTCCATTCTTAGAAAAACATGAACAAACAGTTACTGTACCCTTTGTATGGCCAGATCATATTAATAAAGTTAAGAAGTACAAGCCTTTTGTTAAGAAAAAACTTCAATGTAACTTTATAAATATAGTAGACATTGCTCGCGATGTCTTGCTTTAACGAAACGACGAAACAGTGAAAAGGAGAAACATATGTCATTTCAAGATTACCTAAAAAACCGTCAAGATGCCTTCGCAACTATGACGGACTCTCTCAAAAAAGAAGTTAATACTGAAAACCGTCCAGGTGATGATGACCGTATTTGGAAACCTAAAATGGGTAAAGATAATACTGGTTACGCAGTTGTACGTTTTCTTCCAGGTCTAGATGTAAATAAAACTCCATGGGTAAGAGTATACTCTCATGGCTTTCAAGGACCTACTGGTAAGTGGTATATCGAAAAATCTCGTACTACTCTAGGAGAACAAGATCCTGTATCTGAATATAACTCTAAGTTATGGAACTCAGGTGTAGAATCTAATAAAGAAGTTGCACGTAAGCAGAAGCGTAGAACTTCTTATTATGCTAACGTATTAGTAGTAAAAGATCCAGCTGATACTTCTAACGAAGGTAAAGTTATGATCTATCAG